AAAATAAAATGCCAACAACTACTACTCAAAACGCAAGTGTTGCATATAATGGAGAATTTGCAGGACAATATATTTCTGCTGCTCTATTAAGTGCATCAACTTTGGAAAACGGTGGATTAACTGTTAAGCCAAATATTAAGTTTCAGGAGGTAATTAAAACTATCTCTACTGATGATATCGTTAAGGATGCTTCTTGTGACTTTACAGCTACAAGTACAATCACCCTTGATGAGAGAACTCTGACTCCAGAGTTTCAACAAGTAAACTTACAACTATGTAAGTCTGACTTTCAAAATGACTGGGAAGCTATCTCAATGGGATTCTCTGCTCATGACACATTACCTTCTAACTTTTCTGACTTCTTGATTTCTCATGTTGCTGCTAAAGTAGCACAAAGAACTGAGCAGTCTATCTGGGCAGGAGATACTTCTACAAGTGGACAGTTTAATGGATTAACTACTCTATTAGCTGCTGACGCTAGTTTGCCTCAAGCAAGTGAAGTTGCAGGTACTACGGTAAATGCTTCTAATGTAGTTGCTCAGTTAGGGTCAATCGTAGATGCTATTCCTTCTACACTTTACGGAAGTGAGGACTTGAACATCTATGTTTCTCAGAATATTGCTAGAGCCTATGTAAGAGCTTTAGGAGGATTCTCTGTTGCTGCTACTTCAAACGCAGGTACTGACAATAAAGGTACTCAATGGTACGGAGGTGGAGCATTATCTTTTGATGGTGTGAAACTATTTGTTGCTAACGGTCTTGCTGATAACACAGCCGTAGCTGCTGAGAAGTCTAACCTATACTTTGGAACTGGTCTATTAGCTGACCACAATGAAGTAAAAGTTATTGATATGGCTGACATCGATGGGTCTCAAAATGTAAGAGTCGTGATGAGATTTACAGCAGGTGTACAGTATGGTATTGTTGATGACATCGTAACATACGGTATCACTAACTCCGCTAACGACTAATAATTAATATAATCAATAAGAAAGGGTGGGTGGTGATTTATCTACCTGCCCTTTTTTTATAAAACAATAATACTATGAGCTGTGATTTAACTGGCGGAAGATTAAAACCCTGTAAGGATGCTGTAGGTGGTATTAGAAAGATTCACTTTGTAGACTTTGGAGACTTAGGTACTATTACCGTAGTTGACGATGAAGTAACTGATTTAAGTGGAACTTTTAATTACCATACATATGATGTCAAAGGGAATTCTTCCTTAGAAACAAATATTCAAACTTCTCTTGAGAATGGTACAACATTCTTTGAGCAAGTTATTAGTGTAACGCTACATAAATTAACTAAAGAGGACAACAAAGAGCTTAAATTAATGGCTTTCGGTAGACCCCATATTTTTGTAGAAACATTTGATGGCAAGTTATTGCTAGTAGGTAGAGAACACGGAGCAGAAGTTACTGGCGGTACTGCTGTAACTGGAACTGCAATGGGAGACCTTCAGGGGTATACCCTATCTCTAACTGCAAACGAGATAACTATGCCTAACTTTGTAGATGGTGCTACTTCAGCCGATCCATTCGCAGGAATGGGCTCTGCTAGTGCAAGTCCATCAACACAACGTACAGTATAATTAATACGTTGCATATTAATAAATTAGGGGGCTTTATGCTCCCTTTTTTTATGGGGTTATAAAAACAATTCAATAAGTAAGGGTTATTTAAGTATGGATATATTAACTACATCTAGCCCTCAAGAATTAAAGATAATCCCTAGAAAGGATTCCGCAAGCCCAGTTATCAAATTAACAAACAAGATGACTAACACAACAGCAACGGTAACTCCATCTAAAAGCGATGATAGAAACTATATGGTGTTAAGTGGCACTTTTAATATAGCAGAAGATAACTTGTATAGTTATAAGGTTGAAATGGGTGGGGAAGATGATGAGGTAATATATCGAGGTCTGATTTATTGTACTAATCAAACTAATTTAGATAAGTATTTTATAAATAAAGATGAATACACAGAAGAAACTAGTTTCGATAACGAATTTGTAATTTTATAATGTCAAGAAAAAACCATAACAAAACCCAACGTAAAAAAGTTAATGATGCTATTCATGTTGTGAATCTAGCGTCCTACACAGCTCCAGAGGTTGTAGAATCTAAGAGATATGATTGGGTAGAGTACGGAGAGGACAATATGTATTTTAAGTACTTAATAGATAGATACAATGGGTCTCCTACCAATAACGCCTCTATAAACGGAATATCTGAGATGATATATGGGAGAGGTTTAGATGCTACAGATTCTGAAAAGAATTCACAAGGATATAAAGAGATGAGGTCTTTGTTTAAGAAGGACTGTATGAAGAAGGTATGTTATGACTATAAGATGATGGGTCAGGCTGCCCTACAGATTATATATAGCAAAGATAGGAGTAAGATAGCACAGGTTGCCCATATGCCTATAGAAACACTTAGGGCTGAGAAGGCTCAAGATGGAGAAATAAAAGCATACTACTATAGCAGCGACTGGGAAGAGGTAAAACAGAAAGACAAACCTAGAAGAATACCTGCATTTGGCACTAGTGAAAACGATATAGAAATACTTTACATTAGACCTTATAGAGCAGGATTCTATTACTACAGTCCTGTGGATTATCAAGGGGGACTACAGTATGCTGAACTAGAAGAAGAGATTGCCAATTACCATATAAGTAATATACAGAATGGTTTACAGCCTAGTATGTTGATTAACTTCAATAATGGTACTCCAGATAAGGAGCAAAGAGATGCTATTGAAAGAGCAATATATGAGAAGTTTAGCGGTACAAGTAACGCAGGTAAATTTATCTTGGCATTCAATGATAGTAAAGAACTTGCTGCAACAGTAGACCCAGTAACCATAAACGATGCCCATCAACAGTATCAATTCTTGTCTGATGAGAGTATGAAAAAGGTAATGGTTTCTCACCGTATAGTATCTCCTATGTTGGTTGGTATTAAGGATAATACTGGTCTTGGCAATAATGCAGAAGAGCTCCAGACAGCATCATTACTTATGGATAATACAGTAATTAGACCGATGCAAGTTACAATTATTGATGAAATAGAAAGGGTGTTAGAATATAATGGTATAGAATTAGATTTATACTTTAAAACATTACAGCCTTTAGAATTTACTGACTTAACAAATGCAGTAAGCGAATCTGAAATAGAGAAAGAAACTGGAGTAAAGAAATCAGAAAGAGAATCAGTTGAAGAACAAATAGAAGATACAGAATAATGGCAACAGCACTATTTATAAAGAGAGCGGACTTAGTAAAAAACACAGCTATAAGTGGTAGTGTAGATACTGATAAATTTATACAGTTTATAAAACTTGCTCAAGAGATTCATGTACAGAACTATTTAGGTACTGATCTATATAACAAGATAAGTGGGGATATAATTGCTAGTAGTTTAAGTGGTGATTATTTAGAACTAGTTAATGATTATATTCAGCCGATGTTGATTCATTTTGCAATGGCAGAGTACCTCCCTTTTGCAGCATATACTATAGCAAACGGTGGTGTATTCAAACATAGTTCTGAGAATTCTACACAGCCTGCAAAAAATGAGATTGATAGTCTTATTGCCAAGGAAAGAGATTACGCTGAATATTATACTAATAGATTTATTGAGTACATGAGCTTTAATGCATCTAGCAAGTTTCCAGAATATTACAGTAATAATAATGAGGATATATATCCAGATAAAGATGCTTTATTCCAAGGATGGGTACTATAAATAAGAAGAAACAATACAAACCTAAGAAAGCAAACATAATTAAGTTAAATAATTACTTAAAAAAGAAAGATGGCAAATTCAATAGATTGGGGAAAAATATATTGTAATATGGAGGCTAACGATTCCTTTGGAGTCGATACGCAATATACCACTTACTATATTCCTGATTTTTCTGCTCCTGCGTGTTGGTCAATAGTACCAGTAACACCATTCACAGCAGATATGGTTAGCTATTTCGGAGGAAATTTAACAGCAGATAACACAGTATTTAAAGCGGATAAAACACAATTATAAATAAATAAAATAATATGGCATCACAAAATATAAATGTCGGAACAAATGCGGATGATGGAACTGGTGAATCACTAAGGAGTGCATTTATCGACATCAGAAAAATGTTTGCCGAACTTTATGGGCAAACCTATACTAGCGACACTCAGGATTTAGGTGGAACTACCCTTGCGCTTAAAGCAGAACAACTTTCACTAACTAATACTGCTGAGGCAGCAACTGATAACTATGTTATTACTTATGATGACGCTTCTGGAGGGTTTACTTTAGAAGAGAAGTTCGATGGTGATATCACAGGTATTGTTGCAGGTAATGGACTTACAGGTGATGCTACTTCTGGAGATGCTTCTTTAGCTGTAGGTGCAGGTACAGGTATAACAGTAAACGCAGATGATATACAGATCGCTGATGGAGGAGTAGATACTTTACAACTAGCAGATGATGGAGTTAGTTACGATAAAATGGGTGCAGAGTTTACTACTGCTGCGGTTATTTCTGCAAGTGATGTAGACTTTAGTTCTGCACAAGTATTTACTAAAACATTATCAGGTAACACTACACTTACATTCTCAAGCGTATCTACAGGTATGGTTAAGGATTTAGTAATCACAGGTGCTTATACTTTAGCACTACCTGCATCAGTAAAGACAATTACAGGAACGTATGATGGTTCAGTAGGAAATCTAATTCAAATAGTATCAACTAACGGTGCAACAGAACAATGGGCATCAATCTCTCAAGAAGCATAATTATGGGAAAGAAAGCAATAAATAGAAACGGTGTAATAAAGGTTTACGAAGGTGTACCTAAAACCTTATATTCTTCAACAGGAGTTTACTTAAATGCTCCTGCGATGACAAGTGGAGAATTAAGAAGTGCAGGTTTATTTGATGTAGTATTACCTGATGGTTATGATTCACAAATACACGATTTATCGGAAATCTATTGGGATAGTGCCAATATACAATTCACTTACGACAAATCAAATAAGACTTGGTCGCAAACAGTAGCTGAACTTAAAGAACAAAAAATAGCTAACTTAAAATCATCTGCTAACT